TTCATTTTGTTTAGTTGGTTTGGTTCCATTTTAATTATATCATAATTGTTTTGACTTGTCAAATTTTATTGATACTTGACAAATCTAATTAATTATATTATAATAGGATTGAGAGTAAAATCTCAGAAACTTGAAAATTTAAACAATTTAAACAAAAAGGAGAAAACATGACTAATTTAAAGTCAAAACAAAAAGAAACTAGACATGTAGTTGCATATGTCCATGCAGGCCATGGAGTATCAACTGCCAATGGTAGTGAACAACCTATCATTATCGCAACAAGGGCGGCAAAAGAAGCCAAAAGTACTTGGGGAAGAACATACAAATTCCCTAAGGAAACTATTTTTACAGCTACTGTTTATGATGTAACAGGGGTTAAAAAATGGACTTACAATACTGATTCATGTCAGGTTACTAATGACGATGAAAATGTTGATGTTCGCCATTGCAATTACATCTGTCGCTATCAAATAGTTTTATAAACAATCGCCCCTTCGGGGGCGTTTCTACTTTTGCTCCATGAACTTTTCAAACAGGCTGTTCGGTTGATCTGCCTTTGCCAAGAAATTTCCATAAAGATTATTATTCAATATCTTTAATCCATCTTTCTTTGTAAAGGTAGCAACCAGAATTGCTTCGCCTGATTTGTTCATATCGTAAAGTTCAAAGTCATCAAAGACGCCT